CCTTTACTAAACAGGGGCTATTATGGAAAAAGTAAAATGGGCAAAGCATTGGCATGATCGCGGTTTTTCCGTCGTTCCAGTGCATTATGTAAAAGAGGACGGCAGTTGCAGTTGTTCCGCTGGCGCGGATTGTCACTCAATAGGAAAGCATCCAGCGCCAAGATCATGGAAAAAATATCAGGAAAAACGTGCAGACTACGATCAATTAGAATGGTGGTTCGAGGAAGAATATTCAGAATACAACTTAGGTGTCGTCACTGGTAAAATCAGCGGCAACATCTATGCGATCGATGTAGACATTGGCGAAGGTAAGGACGGGCAAGAAAGCCTCGATGATCTTTGTATGGCTTACGACGATCTACCAATGACTTTTGAACAGCGAACGGGGTCGGGTGGTAAGCATATATTTTTAAAAGCACCAGACGATCAAACAATAATCACGGGTAAAAATGTACTCGGGGAGGGAGTAGATACCCGAGGTGAGGGCGGATTTGTGGTTGTAGCTCCATCGAACCACAAATCTGGCCAGCATTATAACGTCGAGGCTTGGGCAAAAGACCTTAACATCGAGGATAGCCCAGAATGGATAACAGAACTCGCTAAGACAGAAGCGCACCGACTAAACGGCGGCAGCAATCTGCAAGACACAAAGACTAATATGTGGGGGGATATGGTCGATGGTCGGGAAGGGTACATGGTGCAGCTGATACTTGGTACGTTGCATACGTCATGGACGCAGCGCGGCATCCTTCCAACGGTTGAGGAATTAGTAAAAGATACGTGGCCAATATTTGAACGTAAGGCGAAATCGCGTGGCAAAACACTTGCAGACGATGGGCGCGGCCTCGATCTATTTAAAAAGAAAGCGTATCAGCTTCAACGAGCCAAGAACAACGAACTACGCATCATTACAGAAGAAAATAAGAATACCGTCGCTTTAGTCAGGTCTAGCGATGGTCGATCCGAAAGCCCTAGCTTCTCCCCTGTTGCAACAACGGGCTTTCGGATCACAGATTGGAGTATGAAACGATACAGCGGTGAGCCGCCCGAAATGGAATGGCTTATCGATGGTATCTTGCCGCGTCGAGTGCCAGGTCTAATCAGCGCAATCGGTGGGCTGGGTAAGAGTTTTATCTTGCTCGATCTGGCGATGAAAGTGGCTGGCGGTGATCAGGGGATGCACCAAGAAAAAGCTTTTGGCGGCAACATTGTGCATAATGGTAAGGTTGTGTTCTTTGGTGCAGAGGATAGCGCAAATTCGATGCACCGGAGAATAGCAGCTATTGGAGGCGCAAACCTACGCGATCGAGCCGCTGGTAATCTTTATGTCGTACCGATGCCAGATGCTGGCGGTACATCGAGCCTGATAACTCATGCAATGGGCGAGTATTCAGTCACACCAGCATACCTCGATATGAAAGCGCAGCTAAAAGAGTTAGGCGATATAGCGTTAATCATCATCGATCCACTGCAAGCGTTCGCCGCAGCCGACATCAACAGCGATCCAGCCGCTGGTCAATTCTGGTGGTCGGTCATGTCTCATTTATGTGTGGAGACAGATGCTAACATCCTTATCGCGCATCACATGAGAAAAGATGGTGCGTTCAACATCACAAAAGCAACGCAAGCTCGGGAAGCAATTAGAGGCACAACGGCGTTAGTTGACGGCGCTCGATGGGCTTACGGATTGTGGGCAATGAACGAAGCAGATGAACTCGTTTTATCGCAAAAAATGGATAATATCGAGGCTGGTGTCGGGCAGTGCGCTCAAGGTGCAGTCGTCAAGACAAATGATCAATGCGATATGTTTATCCGTAGCTTTGTGCGTGGCGAAACTGGGTTGCTTATCGATAAAACAATGGAAGTCGAAGCAATCCTCGATGCCTCGACAAAGCTCGATCACGGTCAAACGGCAGCAATCTTTGAGGAAATCGCACGGCGCTGGCACAGTGCAGAGCCGTTCAGTATCGCGGTCAACACTCAGCGCAGCTTACAGACGTTTCTGCATGTTGATTACGGTATGCCGAAACGTTCAGCGAAAAGCTACATCAGCGCATGGCAAAGCCAAGGCTTTATCGAGAGCGCGATACACGATTCAAAAACAAAATCAAAAGGCGTGAAGGTGTTGAAAGCACCAGACCAACCGCAATGGAGGGCATATGGATAAGGCAACAGAGCATAAGTACATCGAGAACATTATCAGGCAGTGCGACGTTCTAATCGAGGATCTAAAGCGTCCACCCTCGAGGCTAACAGCGGCGCAGCGTGTGGAGAGCATAAAGTTTGCAGCCGTTCGTATCCTCGAGGGAAGGGAGGCAGACAATGAGTAAGTGGATCGATTGTAAAAAGTGCGGGGGCGACGGCTTTGAGCTGCAAGAAAAAGCAGTGATCGATTACGAGAACGGCGGCTATCTAAAAGAAATTAAGGTCAAATGTGAGCATTGCGACGGAATGGGTGAAATACTTTCGGAGGAAGAAGAATGATTATTGCATATTATACGGCGCTGGTGCTGGGCTACACACTCGACGGAGAACGGATCGTGACAAGGTTTTGGCTCGATAGCTATGACCAGTGTATCGAGGCAATGGATCACCTCGAACCAATGTATGACTACATAGCGGACAACGTCGCAACGGATAACAGGATATTTATGTGGTGCGATAAAACCAGCATCAGAAGTGCCACACCAGTTAAACCAAAACCTAAACCAAAGGTGTCGATATGAGTGACGAACAAAAGAAAATTGAAAAGCTAGAAAAAGAAATTGAAGATTTAAAAGCGCAAATTAAAGCTGAAAGAGATTGTAATCAATTGTGGTCAAAAGAAGCGTATCGTTTATTAACAACGCCTCCTCATATTCTTGCTTATAATCGTTACTTCCGCCCACTTCCGCCCACTTCCGCAAGGCGGAAATGAACGGGGTCAGTACCTAAAAATGGCGGAAGTGAAAGCAAAAACAGCAAAAATTGGCGGAAGTAAGAAATGAAAAAGCATCAAAATATAGGAAAATTGGCGGAAATGGGCGGAAGTGAAGCGGAAGTAAACCCCCGTACCCCCTATACATTACTTCCGCAAGCGCGGAATAGTAATGTTTGTTGGGGGATACGGACAAGCATTTCAATGAGGCAGCGTCATGCCAGTTGAGGGAAGATATAACAGGATAAAGCGTAGGCGTAAGAAAGATGATGCCGAAGAACGGTTCAGCGTCTCAGCGATGTGGAGTGATAGCAGATCAGAGATTTGTCGTGCAGCGGTCAACAGTGTCGATGCGGTAGCGCGAGAACTCGAAATGAAATGGGGGATCGGGAAACTCGAGGAACTGGCATCGCCAAAGCTTGCCGTTAAGTTTGAACAAGCGAGGCAGAATTTCAGCGAAGCCTGTCAACTCGATGATAGTGATTACTTGGTGCAAAAAGCTAATAACCTAATCACCGGATGGAAAAAGTTGGAAACATCAGCGATCGAAGCTGGCCACAAACCTGGTAGTGCCGAAGTGTGGTATGGGATCGCGCCACCAGATTGCGATGAATATAACTTTGCTATTGTTAAGTGGGGGAGCGATGCAGCGAACATCGATCGAGACAAGTACCCGATTGTGTATACCCTCGATGAAGTCTGTCGGATAATTAAAAGCTTTCAGCGGCCATTGTTGGAAGCAGCAAAGACAGAATTTAAAGATTCAAAAATAATAAACATAAAAACTGGAGGCGATTTAAATGACCCAATCCCATTTGGAAACATCATCGATTAGAGCCGCTGCATTAATGCAAGCTAGGGATTTAGTTGATGGGGATCGAAACAAAGCGCATGGCGATCCAACTGAAAACATGACGCGGTTTGCTGAGTTGCTCCGCGCATATTTTGGTAATCGATCGGCTGGAAGCATCGAGGCGGTTGACGCTGCGGCGGTAGGTGTGTTGCATAAACTCTCCCGAACTGGCTTTGATCCGTACCATCTAGACTCTTGGCTCGATGTAATGGGCTATGCCTCGATAGCTTACGAGATAGCAGCCGCTGAAAACAAAAAGGGCGACCACCTAGCCGCCCTCGATGAAGCTGCCGAGCAAGTGCTAGGCGTTAATAAGAACTAATGTAAATTGTAACTTCGTCATTTTCTGTAAAATTGTGGTGTTTTGCTTTTTGCCCGACAACTTCAAAAACTGGATGCCCATGCTCATTTTTTACAATGCGACCGTTTTTGTGTTTTTTCGGTTGCCTGTCTTGCTCTAAAGTTTCAAAGCTTATTTCTATCTCACGGTTATCAAGATCAATAGAACCCTCGAAAGTGCTATCTAGTTTTTTCTCAATTGCGTCTATCAAATCGTAATAATTAAGGGTTACTTGCATTGCTCGGCCTCCTTTTTTTTATAATAGCGTTTCATACCTATATACGGTGTGCGCTGATCCTCTCCGAACCACAGCGGAAATCTGTCTCCTGTTCGTCTGCACAACCCTTTTATAGTTAAATAATCATATGGGTATGGTTCGTGCTTTTCCATATAATATCTATATCTGCCATTTTTGTCTTTATAAGCACCATACGTCCAATCGGCTCGGATATAATGGTCGCCAACTTCTTGCAAATATTCAGCAAGCTCGTCGGCGTTGTAAAAATATAGTGCTGGCATTTCTACAGTTGTAAATAAATTCATTCCTCGTCCTCCTCCTCGATAACGTCAACTTCTTGACCCCAAACCCAATGACGGCCGCATCCACTGTCGGTAAACTCTCCGCCGTCTACATTCTCTTTGATCCATATCCAGTATTCTTCTGGCGGCACATCATCGGGAATGTAGCCCTCCCATTCTAAATCTGTTTCCATAGTTGCAAATGATTTTACTTTTGGCATTGCTACGCTCCGTAATAAAATAATCTGGCAAACCACATAACAGCTTCGGTTTGCTCTTTATCCAGTATTAGATCTGTCCAAGGCGTACCCCAGTTTTGATGCTGTGGTTGTACGCTCCACACCTCACAATGTTCGTCGAGTTCGCCAATAATGCGCGTTGCTGGACCTCCGCCGCTTAACTCAATTTTAAATTCACTAGGTGTAAATTTCTCGGATACTAAATCTGTCCAACCTGATCGGGTTTGCACCGATGCTGGCCATTCGTGTAATTCGTTTATTATTTCGTCGGCTTTATCTTCAAACAAATCGCCGTCTTTATTTATTTGGTTATATTTTTTGTAAAGTTTGCATATCTTATTAACTTCATAAACAATGCAAGATTTACTATGGTCAAAACTATCGTCCATTAAATTTCTCCTTTTGTGCTATCGATGTTTAACAACATCACGGAACGCCCAAAACTGGGCGCTCTCTGATAGTGTTAAGCTGTGAATATGACTAGAAGTATGCCGCATGTAGCAAACAAGCTTATACAAGCCAGTACATCGGCCAGTACCTCGGTTGTCTCGTTTGTAAGCCAACGTTTGATAGTTTCGAGTGCGTGGATCATATCTGCACCTCTTTTTTTAATAGTTCTGGTAATTGTTTGTACTGTTCACCACAGCAAACGTTGCACACAATTTGCGTTGCAAAATGTTCGACTATCCAGCTATCTTTTTTTGTGTCAAAGGAGGCTAGTAAATTCATGTGGATATCATCTGACCCACAACTTTCACATATTGGTTTTGTCATGCTGCCACCCTCCTGTTGATCGAGGCGTAACGACCCCATTGATCCGCCATAGCTGCCGCTAAAGCTGGGTAAAACTTTGAACGGATCTTCCATCGATCGGCGCTAGGTGCTGCGTTGTGTACGTCTGCCCTTGCAGTAGATCCGTCGAGCGTTCCAGTTTTCACAAGGTTGGGAAGGTTTCGCGTCCAGAAACAAGTACGTTTTTTGACATTGTCCTCGCCGTCTGGATCTGTCGCAAATTCCCAAGGCTGCACAGACTGAGAAAAGTCTTGATAATTGCGTATGCGTTCTTTTGCGTATTTGTGCATTACTGGGTTTTCTACCGCTAAACACGGAACGTCTGCGTTCCATAGTTCAGAAAACAGTTCACAACCTTCGTCGAGTTCTTGCCACATTTGTGCTTCGGTCTTGTCTGGCGGTGCTTTGTGCAACCATCGAACACCGGAATTGCATAAACGTGTACAAGGTGGATGTCCGATAAATACTAGATCCCACTTGTCCATTTTCAGAACGTTGCGAACATCGTCTTGGATGTGGCGGTTTGTTGCTGTGTCGGCTGGCAGTATATCACAAGACCAAGTGTCATAGCCTTGTGCTAGAAAAGCGTCTCGAACTATGCCCGAGGTTTCGCATCCAACTAATACTTTTGTATTGCGTTTGCTTTCGTCAATTAGTTCGTCGAGGTCAAACATGTCGAATTGATATGTCATCACATGCACCTCAACTTTTCCGCATGATCTTGTATTAGTTCGATGCTTGCCCAGTCTCTTATCTGGTGCAGATTATCTGCTTTTTCTGTCTGGTTTATGTACAGTTCGATATTCTGTTGCTTGCAAGCTTTCGTGAACTTACTAAAGTCAACGTCTTGATCGAGCGCAAAGATAGAACCGTAACGAGGGTGTACAGTTGTACGGCTATAATGAGTGAAGTCGTTTTTATTTAGGCCGAGCTTTTGCACGTCTACTTCACGAACAACTAGCCACATATTATATTTGTCGCCATGCAGCGAACTGACTATTTTCTGGTTAATCATTTTGTTTCCTTTTGTGCTATACAGAGCGTCGATCGACGCGCTGTAGACACAATCTACAAAAAAAGACATAATAAAGCAAATGATTTTTTAAACTGTTGCGTAAAGGATTGGCTGAGATGGGAATGATAAGGGTGAGAAAAGCGACCGACCAACAAAAAGAGTTTGTGCAGTATTTGGTAAGAGAAAACAAAAACCCAACTGAGGCCGCACGTATGGCTGGTTATTTGCATCCAAAGCAATCAGCTTATGATTTAACCAGAAACCCATCTATTTTGTTGCTTATTCGGCAAGCTAGACAAACACTTTACCAAACCGATCTGGCCACATTGGGAGCTGAAACGCTGAAACAAGTCATGCTTGACCCTGATGCACCAGCCAGCGCAAAGGTAAGCGCAGCAAGGACATCTCTTGAACTGGCAGGGGATCTATCAAAGAACGCTGACGGCTCGATTGATGGACGTAACCTCGCCGAGCTTACGCCTGATCAGCTGGCTAGTATGATCGATCGATGGGAAAATGAACGTGCGGAACTAGCAAAAGACGTGACAACAGCGCAAAACTCAGAAAAAACATAATAAAAACAATGAACCGATTAGTTGTATTGGGACTATTTGTATAATAAAGTGACCCCGATCGACCCCACCCCGTGGCCTATTCCGATCGGTGGCATCATGTGTATTATGGCGGTCGCTACAAATTTTTCGCATTTTTGAACTTTTACTCCGTTTCGTTGATTGCTGCAATCAACACGGGTATAATGCAATCAACAGTAGTCGATTAAGGTAAACAATGTCAGTAAATCTTTCGGTCGGTAGAGGGGAGAAACGTCCTACAAAAGATGGTGCTGGCTTAAGCGACAAAGGACGCGAAAAGTACAACCGTGAAACGGGGTCTAACCTCAAACGAGCAGTTACAGAAAAAAACCCAACAGGCGAAGCCGCCAAACGTAAAAAGAATTTTTGTGACAGATTTGAGGGAATGCAAGGCGCAATACGCAAAGACGGTGAACTTACCCGAAAGGGTGCAGCAATGAAAAGATGGAGGTGTAACTTAGCATGAGTTTATACGAAAATATTAATAACGTTCAAAAAAAGGGTACGGCTAGATCTAAAAAAAATAGCACGATTAGCCCTAAAGCATACGCTGATATGAAAGCTGGTTTTCCTAATAGCAAAAAGAACCAAGCTAAAAAGAAATCTAAAATGGCCAAGTCTATGGGGTACGCATAATGCAGAACCTTACTCCTAAACAAAAGCAAATAGCCAGCGCAGCTGACCCTAAAGACAGAATAACTGGCGCTGACTTCCAAGCATTACGCAATAAGCCTCGCTCTGCAAAGAAGGGCGCGGAAGCGAAAAAACAAGCCAAGAAATCTCGAATGGCCTCTGCAATGGGATATGGAAATAGCTAATGGCACAACCACGCGACTACACTAGGCAGTTTAATTTCAACGACTTTCAAGCAACGTCGCCAGCCGATCCGTTACCAGGTGTACGAGTAGACGCTGAACTAAACGCCGTAAAACTAACCTTAGACGATTTAAACACCAACATTGCCAAGATCCAGCGTGACGACGGTAAACTGGGTAATCAAGCGGTACACAAGGATGCGTTTGATCCAGGTGCATTAGCACTGATAAACGTAACTGGGTTTACGCCACGCGGCGATTGGGCAACGGCTACAACGTATGCTGTTGGTGACATAGTAGATTTTAACAGCGGCACGTATTTAGCGACGACGGCACATACATCGAGCGCGGCTTTTGCAACGGATAACACTGCGAATTATTGGATACTGATAGCGAACG